CAGCGACTTGGTGGAGTCACCGGACGCACCGCCGCCCGCATGAACACAAACAAAGACGCCGGGGGCGGCAACCCCCGGCGCGATTAGCACGAATGAACACAGAACAAGCATCCAACTCAGTGCAGCCAATAGGTAAGGCTATTGCTTCTGCATTTGTCAAGGCGCAGACGGCTTTTGGCCCCGCGCTTAAAACCAGCGACAACGGTCATTTCAAAAGCAAATACGCCGACTTGGCGGCTTGCGTGGAAGCCGTCCTCGACGCGCTCAATCAAAACGGCATTGCGCTTATTCAGCGCAACTTGCCTTGCGAAAGCGGCGTCACGGTCGAAACGGTATTCGTCCACGCCAGCGGCGAGACGCTGACCAGCGGCCCGTTGCACGTTCCCGCGAGCAAGCAAGACCCACAGGGTTACGGAAGCGCGCTGACCTATGCGCGTCGATACAGCCTCATGTCCGCCTGCGGGATCGCCCCGGAGGATGATGACGGAAACGCGGCGGCGAAGCCTTGGGTCGGCTACGCAAAACCAAGCAAGCCCGCCCCGCGCATGACGGATGAGGCGGCAGAAAAATCTAACGGCCAACGCTCGGCAAAAGCGGCGGTCGCTACGAACGAGGCAGACGAAGCGCTGCCTTGGTAATCAACACAAACACACGAACACAGAACACCATGATTAGTCTCAGCATCAAAACGGAAAAAATAGAAAAGCAGCACCTCATCGAAGGCAAAAACGGAAAAATCCTTTCCGTTGTCCTCTTTGAGAACAAGGACGGCAAGGGCCAATACGGCGATGACGGATTCGCCGTGCAAGGCGTAAGCAAAGAATCCCGCGAGGCGGGAACGCGCGGCCCGATCGTTGGCAACTGGCGCTACATCGGCCAAGGCGCAACGGGCGGCAACAGCAAACCCAAGCAGGAGGTCGAGGACGATAACGTCCCGTTCTAAGCCATGCCTACACAAGTCTTCGACCTACCCACGGAGCAATACCGCTCGCACGAAGCAATCAGCGCGAGCGACATTAAGTGGATACTGCCGCCAAAAACCCCGGCGCACTATCACGCTTACAAGACGGGCCAGATCAAGCGCGAGGAAACTCGCGCCTTGGTCATCGGCACGCTCTGCCACTTGGCAGTGCTGGAACCGGACAAGCTCGCTACGGCATTCGCCCTACGACCGGACGGCCTCGACCTTCGCACGAAGGACGGCAAGGCGTGGAAGGAAGCGCAAGGCGATAAGCCGATCCTCGACGGCGAGGAAGCGGCCATGCTCGACGGGATGAGCGCGGCGGTCGCCGCCCATCCGGTCGCCCGCAAGTTGCTCGACGGCAGCAAGCGCGAAGTCAGCCTGTTCTCCGAGCATCGCACCGGACTCAAGCTCAAAGGACGCATCGACGTTTTGGGCAATGGGTTCGTCGCGGACGTTAAGACCGCCGTGGACGGCGACACGCAGAACTTCGCGGCGGCGGTCTTCCGCTACAACTACCATGTCCAAGCGGCGATGTATTGCCAGTTGGCCGGGGTGGAGCGGTTTAGCTTCATTGCCGTGGAAAAGACCCCACCCTTTGCGGTGGCGGTCTATACGCTATCGAGCAAGGCGTTGCAGGTCGGGCTTAACTCGCTCAACTACGCGCTGGAAACCATCGCGCTATGCACCGAGGCGGGTCTTTGGCCCGCATATAGCGTCGAAGAGCAGACGCTCGACCTTCCGGGTTGGGCTTACAAGCAAGCGGAGGAAGCGAAATGACCACTGCGCAACAAAGCAACAACGATCCCATCGTCACGGCCTGCATTGAATTGAGCAACCTTATGCTTGATTTGGTCTGGGCGCTTCAATGGATCGACGCGCTGACGGATCGGCTCGGCAATGACGGCTTGGTCATGGAGTTCATGGCCGAGTTGGAAGGCCGCTGCAAAAGCAGGGAATCACTGAAAACAGCCGCAAAGGAGGTTGAACTGCTATGAACGCAACTCAACGCCGCATCTGTGACGGCCTCGCCCCCGAGGATGACGCTCCCATTGCCGACAGCATGGAATGGCTGCGGGAACACTGCGAGCGGTTGGCTTGGGAATTGGAATCCACCGGACGCGCGCTGACCGAGGCAACGGCTTTACTGCGAAAGAAGGAGGGCGAGAAATGAGCAACGACTTCCCGTTTGAACTTGCATCGTTTGTCCGTCACACCGACCCGCCGACCTCGCAAGAGGCGGCGGCGTCGAGAGACAATCGTATTCGCTGGGGGTCGCAACGGCACAAGCTGCTTGCGGCATTTGGCGTTGGTGCGGACATGAGCGATGAGGAGGCTGGCAAGGTTACGGGTCTTTACGCTGCACGGGCTTGTTATTGGAAACGCTGCGGCGAACTGCGCGACCTTGGCCTTATCGCGGACACGGGTCGCACCCGGACAAGTGATTGCGGGCATGAGGTCATCGTTTCCTGCATCACGCGCAAAGGGCTGGCCGCGCTGGCTGATATGGAGGGCGAGATATGATCTACCTCAACCTTAAAACCTCGACCCTGCGCGCCCCGGAATACATCGGCAGCGAGCCAACGCAGCGTGGCACATGGCTTAACCTCTTGTGCTACTGCTGCGAGCAGGAAAACGGGGGAACGATCGAAGGCTGCGCGGGATGGAAAGACCGCCAGTGGCAGCAAACCGCTGGCGTGACCTTGGCCGAAGTCCGCGAGGAGTGTGACCTGTGGCAATGGGAGGGCGAAGCCCTTGTCGTGACGTTCTACCCGTCCGACAAGGAGGCCGAGGTTCAGTCCCGCCGTGAGGCAGGCCGATTAGGCGGAAAGCGGTCGGGAAAAGCCCGCCGTCGAAGCAAAAACGAAGCACACCTTCAAGCAAACGGCGAAGCACACCTTGAAGGAGTGCTTGAAGCACACCTTGAACGGAAGGGAAAGGAAGGGAATGGAAAGGAATGTAATGGAAGGGAAGAGGGGGGCTTGCAAAAAGCCGAATCGACCCCCGCCCTTGCAGAATTTTTAGCGGAGGCGGCAAAGATCGGAGTCGAAGCCGACATCGCAACGGAGATTTGGCACGACAACGAATCCCGACCCATAACCCCCTACGGCCAATGGACGGACTATCGCGGGAACCCCATCGTCAAGTGGCAGGCGAACATGATGGCGCGAGCCTCGCAGATTCGCGCCCGGAGGGGCAACGGGGCAGGAAGACCCAACGGGAACGGAAAAACCGCTCCAGAGAGCGTATGGGCCACGCAACAGCGCATTGACGCAGCGACCAAGGAAATCGAACGCATCCAAGCTAACCCATCGAACAAGGAACAGGTCGAGGACAGCTTCGACCGCCGCCTCAAGGCGGAACCGATGGCAAGGGTGCGGGCGCTCAAGGCAAGCATCAGCGAAATGCGGCAACGCATAGCAGGGGTGGGGGTAGCGGCGTGAAGACTGAACCATGCTGTCGCCAAACGCCCGAAACGGATTCGGTGGTGCGTCGATACCGCCGCGACAAGGACACGACACCGCTTGCCGTGGCACTAACCATGCACGCCATGCGCCTTGAGCGGGAGCGGGACAACGTGGTCGCGCATTACGTCGAGTCTCAGACGCATCTTGCCGTGGCCGAGCGGGAGTTGGCGAAGGTGCGCGAGGAGCTTGCGCGGATACGGAGGGCAAGAGCATGAGCGAAACCCTTCGCCCCTTCCGCCTCATTACGCTCTTGGAAGCAGTCAAGTTGGCCGAGCTTCGGAATCTGGAGGGCAGCGCATTGGGGTGCAATGCCAGCACAACCTACAAAAGCGATCTTGCCGAGTTTCTTACGCGCAACGTCAATGGCATCTTGGCCGAGCTTGTTGTCGGCAGGAAATTCGACAGGGCTTATCTGCCAAGCTGCAACACGTTTCACAAGCAGGCGGATGTCGGGCAAGACATCGAAGTGCGGTCAACGCATCACCTCAACGGCTCGCTGATTCTGCGGGACAACGATGACCCCGCGCGGCGGTATGTTCTGGTGGTCTGTGAGGCAATGTTGGGCTTTGCGGTGAGGGGGTGGGCTTACGGCTACGAAGTCATGCGCGACGAGTGGAAGGTCGCGGGAGAGGGCAGGCCGCATTGGAGATACCGGGGGGCGCTGCGACCCTTTGAGACGTTGACGCTGGAAAGGCCGAAGGATGCGGAGATGCAACCGGAGCATCGGTGGTGAGCCAGACGCTTATGCATTGGATCACGGCCAACAACCTTGACCCGCGCCTCGTCATGAACGCGCTGCAAGACCACGGCAAATGCTCTGACCTGTGCGTCGAGGTGGAAGACGTAGGGAATGGGGGCGAGTGCCTGCGGTGGTTATTGGGGCGGGATGTGCGGGAATATCGGAGGGCGGGGAAGTGAGCGAGGCCTACAAAACGTCAGGCGCGAACCATTCCTACATGGGCAAGCTGGACGGGCGAGGACATAGACAGCGGAGCAAGATATTCAAGGCACTGAAGGGGATTGCAACCCTTGGCTTGATTGACGAGGTAATGCGGGAAGATCGCTTAAAGCGTCATGTTACGGATGAGGAAAGAAAACGCCTTGGAGGGGCTTTTGCGTGCGAATGATGGGCATTGTGGCTCATAGACCCCCCCCGGTAAGGAATCTTTTAAAATGGGGGACGGAACGGGGTTTCGGCGTCATTCGGTGTTAATTTGAGTGTTAACTGGCCGTTGTAAAAGTTAACACGAAGTTGACACGGGCGAGGTTGACATGACTGTCCGCGCTCTTGCCGCCGCCCTCGGAATTACCGGGGCCGGGGCGCATAAGTGCATCAAGCGCGGGATGCCCATTGACAGCATTGAGGCCGCTCAATCTTGGTATCAGCGCAATGGCCGCAGCCGCATAGCGAGTCAGCCCCGGCCAGCGCCGAGCCCGACTCCCGTAGAGATTTCCACGGAAAACGAAGACCCGCCCGAACCCGCCGAACCCGAACCCGTCGCGGAACCGACCAAGACCTTCACCGATACCGACAACTGCCGGGAGGCGCTAAACGAGCAAAGGCAGCTACGCAAACACGCCGCTGCTCAAGTCGCCCGCCTGCACCACTCCGGGGATATCGAAGCCTCGCGCCGATGGGCGCAAACGCATCAGCAATACATCGCCAAGCAAGTCGCCTATGAGCGTCAGCTTCGTGACCTGATGGAGCGGGACGGCAAGACAATGCAAGTCGAGGACGCCGAGCGGACATATAGGCAAGTCTTTAGCGACCTACGGCAAAAGCTGGTCGCTGCCCCCGCCGCCCTGTCCGCGCAACTTAACCCGAACGACCCGATCCATGCGCAGGGGATCATGGAGAACTGGATCAGAATGCTTTTCAAAGAAACAAACCGACCAAATGAAAACCGTAACACTGCCACTTGATAAACTCATCGCCTACGCAGGCAACCCACGAAAGAACGACCACGCCGTCGAGGCCGTCGCCTCTGCGATCAAACGCTTTGGCTTTCGCGTCCCGGTCTTGGCAAAGTCGGACGGCTCATTGATCGACGGGCATCTGCGCGTAAAGGCCGCGAAGCATCTCGGCATGGATGAAGTCCCTGTTGTGCTGTGTGATGACTTGAGCGAGGCCGACATTAAGGCGCTGCGGATTAGCATTAACCGCATGGCGGAATTGGCCGAATGGGACAGCGAGCTATTGAGCGCGGAGCTTGAGGGATTGGCAGCGGAAGGAATTGGGCTTGAGGATGTCGGATTTGATTCGGCGGCTTTGGAATCCTTGGGCGCTGATATGGACTTGGGTCTTGCGCCAGAAGATCAGAGCTACTCAAGAAAAATTGAACCGCCGATTTATGAGCCAACAGGACCAAAGCCAAGCATCGCAACTTTGTGCGACACCACCAAAACAGATTCGCTGATTGCGGCGATCAATAAATCAAATTTGCCAGACAACGAAAAAGACTTTTTGCGGCACGCAGCGCAGCGACACACAGTTTTTTCTTTCGACAAGATTGCCGAATACTACGCGCAAAGCGAACCGGAGGCACAAAGACTTTTTGAGTGCTCGGCCCTGGTCATTGTCGATTTTAAGAAAGCCATTGAAAGCGGCTTCGTTGAACTTACCGATGCAATTCGTCGCTCCTATTTGTCTGATTATGAAAAAGAAAAGTAACGAAATGATCGCGTTAATTTTGACGAATGGCAGGCCAGATCGCGTGCACACTTACGAAAGTCTGCGAAAGCATGGATACACCGGCCCGATCCGCGTTGTAATAGATAACGAGGATAAGACGGCAGAAGAATATCATCGAAAGTTTCCGGGCGAGGTAATTGTTTTTGATAAGACAAAATGGGCGCTTGCCACCGATGCAATGGACAATTTCCCGCATCGCAAAGCCATAGTTTATGCGCGCAATGCGGCTTATGAGATTGCCGAGCAATTAGGCTATCGCTGGTTTTTGCAATTCGATGACGATTACGTTTCTTGGGATTATCGACATAATGGATTGCTGGAATATGTCGTTGCTCCCATTCGCTCGCTCGATCTCGTCTTTGGCGCAATGCTTCAATATGCACAGAAAGGGCCAACGCTGGCGCTCGCGCAGGAGGGCGACTTTATCGGGGGCGGCGGGGGCAACGTGAAAAAATCTTACTGGGGAAAGCGCAAAACCATGAACTCATGGCTCTGTGATACTCGCGCGCCCATACAATTTAGCGGTCACATGAATGAAGACTGCACGGCCTATGTAATCGGCGGATTGCGTGGCAGAGTATTTCTCCAAACCTTTTCCGCGTCATTATCGCAGAAGGCAACACAAGCAAATGCTGGCGGCATGACTGATGCCTATTTGGAAAGCGGCACATATCAAAAAACATTTTACACGATAATGGCGGCTCCATCATGCACTCGGATTAGGACAGTCACACCGAACAGCGGCAGGATTCATCACAGCATCAAATGGAACAACTGCGCGCCTAAAATTCTAAACGAGAAATGGCGCAAGGCGGCATGACGCTCACCGCACAACTTGACCGCAGCCTGCGCGATGTCTTCGCGCCCATCGACACGCGCAGCGTGTGGCAATGGGCCGAGGACGAGATCGTTCTTTCCCGCCGTCAGACCGAGACGCCGGGGCCGTATTCAACGTTGCTTACCCCTTACGTCCGCGAGCCGCTGGAATGTTTCAGCGATCCGCGAGTGACCGACCTTGCGCTTTGCTTCGGAACGCAGACCAGCAAAACAACCATCGTTATGATCGGAACAGCATGGCGCATGAGCAACAATCCTTTCCCGACTCTTTGGGTTATGCCCACGGAAAGCATGGCGCGCTCCTTCTCCGAGAATCGCTGGCAACCGATGGTCGATGACTGCCGCCCCTTGGCCGCGCTCAAGCCGCACAATACGCATCGCTACAAGACGCTGGAGCAGCAGTTCAAAGACGCCACGCTTACCTTCGTCGGGTCAAACTCGCCATCAAATCTGGCTTCGCGCCCTGCCGGGTTGTTGGTCATGGACGAAACGGACAAGTTTGCCGAGGCCACGGAAAAGGAATCCTCTGCCGTAGCCTTGGCCGAGAATCGCACCAAGAGTTACACCAACGCGCTCCGGGTCAAGACCTCGACACCGACCACACCAGACGGCGAAATCTGGACGGCATTTCAATCGGGCGATCAGCGCTATTACTACGTCCCGTGTCCGCATTGCGGCGACAAGCAACGGCTCGAGTTCTCACAGGTCAAATGGGACAAGGAGGCCAAGCTCGACGGCAAGTGGAACGAGGACGCTGTGCGCGCTTCGGCTTACTACGAGTGCGCGGCTTGCCAAGGCAAGATCACGGACGGCCACAAAACCAAGATGCTCCGCGAGGGGGAATGGCGCGCAACGAATCCCGCCGCATCTGCGGGACGCCGCAGCTATCACCTCAACTCGCTTTATGCGCCGTGGCGATCCTGCGGCTTTGGCGAACTGGCGGCAAAGTTTTTGCAGGGGAAGGATACGCCCGCCGACTTGCAGGACTTCAACAACTCGACGTTGGCGATTCCTTACGCCCCGATCGACGTAAACGTGCGCGAGGAAAAGGTGAGGCAATGCCGGGACGTTTCGTGCGAGTGGCAAAAGATCCCGCCGCATTGTTCCGGGGATCGCTTGGCTTATTTATTCCTCGGAGCTGACCCCGGACAAAATCAGACGCATTGGGTTGTTTCCGCGATCAGCATCACGGGAGAGATTACGCCGATTGATTGCGGCACGGTCTTGTCGCCCGAAGACCTTATCGCCTTCGTGCAGGAAGATAACCCCGCGCGACTTCGTTACCTCGACGCGGCAGGCAATTACGTTTTCATTCAGCGTGGGCTTGTCGATAGCGGCTACCTCACCGAGCGCGTTTACAATGTGTGCTATGCCACGGCTCCCGTGCTGTGGCCGAGCAAGGGAAGTGACGCAGCCTTCGGCAAAGACCCGGTGCGATACACGCGCTTACAACAACCCGAAGGCTTGGGGCTTTACACCTACATTGACCAAACGCTCAAGACGGAGTTTTACGATTGGCGAATCAATCGCCGCCGTGTTCCGCTTTTCCGTTTGCCGATCGACGCACCCGACTCGCTCATCGCGGGACTCAGCGGGCAGCAACTCATGACGAAGCGCACGGCGGGCGGGACGTTGCAAACGTGGAAGAAGTTACCAAACGATCACTACGGGGATTGCTGCAAGTTGGCCGTGGTAAGTTGGCAAATTCTCCGGGGGAATTTCGACGCGGGCGCGGCCCCGTCAGAAGAAGTGACCCCGTAAACCCTCTATTTTCAAGGGGTTAGGAGGTGGAAAAAAAAGATGAAAAAAGGTGAAACTTTTCCCTTTACAAAGACAAGCGCTTGGCTTAACTTGTCGGGGTAATGAGAACACAGAACACAAACGGCCACGGGGTTTCCGCCGTGGACAACTACTACGCAACCGGAGAGACGGATGTGAAAACGATCCGTGAACTTCCGCGCGGCGAATACTTCAAACTCAGCGACAAGCGCACCGCAAAAGTCTGGAAGCTCGGAGCGTATGACTATTCCGCTCGCGCTTATTGGGCCGAGGATTGCTCCGACATTTCCAACGGCAAACTCGTCAAGGCCGACCGCTACGTTTTCATCGGCTTCACCTACTAACCAAAGAACAAACAATGAACATCCAAGGAATCATCACATTCAAAACCGCCGAGGCGTTGGCCGAGTTCATCGCTGCCCTCATCCCTAAAAGCACAGCCGTCTTCAACGTAGTCGAGGACGCACACAACGGAACCTTCACGCTGGAATTTACTGGCGGCTACTAATCCAACAACCAATCAAACACAGAACCATGAGCAAATACATCAACGACTGGACACCAGAAACCCGCAGCCTCTTGGAGTCGCTGCAAAAGCACGGCCTGCAAATTTGCGGCGTCGATAACGGCGAATATCGCATGGACTTTGACCAGCGCGACATCGAGCTATTCCTTGAATCCTGCACCGCTTGCGACGAGGCATGGCTCACAGTCCGCACGCCCGAAAACAAAAACAAAGTCATCTACCTCGTTTATGGCAATAGCCCCGGCGAGTTAGCCAGCGACTACAACGTCTGTCCGCTCATCGACGCTGCAGCCGACGAGCATTACAACAAGTGGGAAGGCAGCAAGCAGCCCACCAAGCCCGCGCCGATCCGCGCCGAGTGCGTTGCCTGACGCCCCTCCCGCCCCCGCATGTCGGGGGCGGCATGGGACGCCAGACGGCGAACTACGAACAGCGGCGGCAACCGCTGAAATAAAAAGAAAGAACACAGAACAATGATAAGCACACTCGAAACCACCGGATCGCTTAACCGCGATCCTCTCACCGCCGAACACGGCGCATCGACAGTCAGCGATCGCTACGGGTTTGTCTCAACCCGCACGTTGCTGGATAACCTCCAAGCCGAAGGATTCACGCCGCGCGACATTCAGATCGCCCGCGTGAACAAGTCCGAGCGGCAGGGATTCCAGAAACACATCATCCGCCTCAAGCATGATTCCCTCATGCCGAGCATCGGCAATGACCATCAGCCCGAAATCGTGCTGATCAATTCGCACGATGCCCGGAGCAGCCTCAAGCTCGCCTTGGGAGTTATCCGATTCGTTTGCATGAACGGAATCATCAGCGGCGAAATGGCGTTCAGCACCCGCTTCATTCACCGGGACATTACCACGGATCGCGTGAACGAGGCGGCTATCGGACTGACCAAGATGGTGCCGCAGTTGCAGGCCCGCATTGCCGGGATGAAAGAGCGCACGTTGAGCGAGCCAGAAGTCGGCAAGTTTGTTCGTGACGCTGCCGCGCTGCGTTGGGATGACGAGCGGAAGATTAACGAGGTGACATGGGCCTTGGGCCGCAAACGCCGCTACGAGGACGGAACGAATAACCTGTGGCAAGTCTTCAACCGCGTGCAGGAAAACATCATTCGGGGCGGCTACCGTGTGCGCCGCATTACCAGCGCGGCCAAGGATGTTGAAATCAACCGCGACCTCTGGAACCTTGCGGCGGGCTATCTTAACAACTAAAACCAAACGCGCCGGGGCGGGTGATCCCCGTCCCGGCATTTTTCCTATGAAAACCGACATCAGCAAAGCCGCCGCCGCCCTTGGGCGTAAAGGCGGGGCGGCAGGCACAGGCAAGGCCAAGGCCCGCAGCAAAAAGCACTACAGCGAAGCGGGAAAGAAAAGCGGGGAGGTTCGCCGCCTCAAGGCGCTTCAGCGCAAGGGGGCCATTTGACCGATTTCCGGTTTGTGGTAATCTCCGCGCCGATGAGATTCACACCTCGCCCGCGTGGCCGTAATGGGCCACGATTCACCAGACGCTAAACGCATAGACGATCAACTCGCGCATCACGCCAACCCGCTCGACGATTACCGCGTCGGGCCAGAGTTGCCGAAGGATGCGCTGTCGGATTACTGCCTCGACGGGATTGGACAATTCCGCGAGCAGATGCGCGGTGACATGGCCGCGCTAATTGCCAAAGGCGCGGGCATCGACACCATCTTGATTTACCTGCAAGGGGTTATCCGCAGCGGCGTGGAAATCGGAGCCGCCGAATGGATGGAGCAAGAGAACGATCCGGGTTCCTGCGCGCGGGGCGAGGATGCCGCGCTCATCATTTTGCAGACCGTGACCGGGACGCTCATGGGCGAGGGGGGATATGTGCGGGCCTCAGCACGGCAAATCGCCATGCATGGCTACGCGCTGCTGTTTGCCCTTGGCCGCACGCGCATGACCGAGACGCAGATTGCCGAGAAGTTCGGCTACACGCGGGCAAACGTCAGCGCCACGGTGCGGCAATACAAACGCAAATTTGACCTGCGGCAGTCGCGCGGAATGAAGTCAGACCGCGCGGTCGAGGTCTATAGACAACGGGCAACACAAGTCCACAACCAAAGAAAAGAAACACAGAACAAATGCAAAACGAACTACAACTCAGTCAACCGTCTCTCAACCTTGAAGTCTGCATTGATGCAGCAGCTTGTGCCGCAGAGCTAAAACGCTGCGCGGAGGAAGCCGACAAGTGCGCAGCAATGGCGCAGGGCTGCGCGGAAATCGCAATCCGCCATGCATGGAACGCCGGGGCAATCTGCAACCACGCGAAGGAAATTGTTCCGCATGGAACATTCAAGGATTGGCTGGAGGAAAACTCCGGGGATCGCGGATACCACACGATGCTAAAATGGATGAAGCTCGCAAAAGTAGATTTAAATCAACTTTTGCAATCTAATCCGAAGGGCTTGCAGGACGCATACAAAACGGCAGGCGTGCTACCAGAGGGCGAGCCGAAGCAAGAAGACGGCGAAGGCGACAAGGACAAGCCGCCGTTCTCGCTATCTTTCCGCACAGTCTATCGTCTTCCGTCCGAGTGGAGCCGCGATGCGGCAAAAGACTTCCTTTATGAATTCGATCGCCTCGCGCGTTTGGCCGTGCAGTTGAAAACGGAGTTCGGCCTGTGAGCGCGGATCGCGCAATGCCCGTCTTGCTGTTTTGCTTCGCGGCGATTGGCTTTGTCTGGTCGCTGGAAGTGGTGGCGCAAACCTTTCGCCTGTGGCTTGGTTGGTAGCGGGCGCGCATTGACATTGAAAGATTACGCATGACCTCCGAATTGGCAGGAATCAGAAAATATCTAAAACGCACCAAGTCTCTGGCTCAGCTTCAGACTCTTGCTGACGAGCTGTATTCCATCGCTGATTCGGAGGTCACTATTACCTCGACGGGCTTTGAGGGTGGCAGCACATCGGGGCAGGCGCGCAAATACAGCAAGGCCGACATTCTGAATCTGGTCGAAGACTTGATTGAAGACCTCGCCCCGTCTGCCGAGCCCGCGAAAGTCCGCAGCGCAGGCATGGTCTACGCAGACTATTCCTCCAATCTGGCGAGCGTTTAATTGCAGGGTCGACAAGCGGTTAAGTCAGTAGGCTCATACCCTACCATGCGGCGGTTCAAATCCGCCCCCTGCAACGAATAACTGTTTGACACTTCCGCCGCCTGCGTGGCGGCAGAAATCAAAAAATCAAGTTGGGGCGGCAAGCGCACCGGGGCTGGAAGGCCGCGCACAAGCGGGGCAAAGAACGCGGCTTATGAAGCGGCGGAAGTAGTCGGCAACGAGCGCACTTACATTTACTTGCCCACGCTCAACCCGGTCGAAGAGTTTACCGCTCGGACGCGCACGGACATTCTCAAGAAAGCGCGCTGGCTTTACAACAACGTGGGGCTGGCCGCTCGCGCCGTGGACGGGATCGCCCGCTATGCTTGCGGCACGGGCATTATCCCGCAGGCCCGATCTTCAAGTTCCGCGTGGAACAAGGAAACAGAGCAACGCTTTGAAGATGCCGTAGGCCGCGAGGCTTTTGGCTTTGATGCGGCGGGGCAATTCAACTTTTACACCGCGCAGGCCGCAATCATTCGCCACGCCGCCGTGGATGGCGACTTCTTTGGGCAGTTGGTGCAAAGCAAAGACGGTCGCGCCATGATGCGCTTTTTCGGGGCGGAAAAAGTTGCCAACGCCGTTACCGGATTACAGCAAGACGAATGGCGGGACGGTGTGCGCGTCGATGCAATGGGCAGACCAACGCAATACCGGGTCTTGACCAACTATCTCGGCACGCAATTTCAAGATGTCAGCAGCGACGATATTTGCCACTTCTACCGCCCGCAGCGAGTCGGCTATACCCGCGCCCCGTCATGGCTGGCCCGTGCGGCCCTGCATTTGCACGACATGGCCGATATCGTGCGCTTTACCAAAACGACCTTCAAGCTGGCTTCGCAACCCGCCTATATCATTAAAAGCCCGGATGCGATGCAGATCGGCATGGGCGCGGCCCTCAAGCGGCAAGACGCTGGAGACGGCAATAAGGTAACGCTGGACAAGCTCTACGCCGGGAGCGGGGTAATTCAGCTTCCGCCCGGAGCGGAATTGCAGCAGTTCAAAAACGAGCATCCCGGCAACAACTTTCAGCAGTTCTTGGACTTCCTCGCCCGCGACATTTCATGGGGCATTGGAGTATCGCCCGAACTGCTTTGGGACGTTTCTAAAATCGGTGGCGCAAACACTCGGTTTGTTTTAGCCGATGCACAGGTCTTTTTCTCCGAGTTGCAGGATTGGCTCATCAACTCATTCTGCCGCCGCTTCTACAAATACTGGGTCTGGTCAGAGATTCGCGCAGGACGCCTGCCGATGGTTGATGATTGGTGGAAAGTTGAGTTTATCACGCCCGCCCGCATCACCGTTGACTATGGCCGCGACACCAAGGCCATGCTGGAAATCGTCCGCACGGGCGCAATGAGCGGACGCCGTTTTTCCGAAATGCACGGCATGGACGAGGAGCAGGAAGAAGATGCGGCGATTGCCTCTTATCTTCGCCGCAAAGAAAAGTGCGAGGCGGCAGGATTAACCGTCACAGACGTATTTCCTCCCGCGCCGGGATCGCCCGCGCCCATTCCTTCGGGGTCGCAATCTGGCATCGACGCTTCGGGCGATACATCGAATGACGATGATGCCAACGAAGCGGACGGTGGTTCGACTCCACCCGACTCCAATGCAATGGACATGATGCACGTTGATTTTGTGCATCCAGACAAGCGCGCAGATGTTTGACACCCGCAGGGGTGAATGACTCAGAAGTGGTATGCGTTTAAGGCAACCGTCAACCAAGGCAACGAGGTTGAACTTTCTCTCTACGACGAGATCGGTGCTTTTGGCATCGGCGCAAAAGAGTTTATTGCCGACCTCAAAAAATACAAAGGTCAACACATCCACCTCCGTATTAACTCGCCCGGAGGCGAAATTGTCGAAGGCAGCGCAATCTACAACGCTCTTGCCCGTCACGAAGGCGGGCTGACTGTTCACATTGACGCTTTGGCGGCAAGCATGGCGAGCGTCATCGCCATGTCAGGCAACCCGGTCTATATGGCCGACAACGCCCTGCTGATGATCCATAACCCGTGGACGCTCGCTGCTGGCGAAGCTAAAGACCTGCGCAAGCAGGCCGACTTGCTCGACACAATGAAGTCGAACCTTGTGCGCGCTTACCAAAAGAAAAGCGGCATGGAAGAAAAGGAGATTGCCAAGCTGATGGACGAGGAAACTTGGCTGGATGCAGTCGAGGCCGTGGCCCTTGGTTTTGTCGACGCCATTGAAGACGGCATTCCCGCCGCCGCCAGCGCCAAAGATTTGCGCGCACGATTTGACAACTTCGCAAAGGCCAAGATGCAAAACAATGCTATCTCCGATGCCGAGATTTCCGCGCCTGCCGCTGAACCCGTAGTTGAAGAAACTCCCGTGGTGACTGAGGCTGCCGAGTCTGTAACCGACGCGCCTGTTGTTGAGAAAAACGAAGCGGAGGAAGTTTCCCCCGCCGCTGTTGAACAGCCCGTTCTTGAACAGCCGCAAGCCGCAATCAGTGCCGATGCTTTTGTCGCCAAGATCGCCGCGCTGGCTGAAGAGCGTGCGGTTGCCGTAGCTCGCGCCGAGAAGGCCGAAACGGAACTGAGCAAGGTTAGCGAAGCCTTGGCCGCTTTGGAAAAAGCCAACGGCGTTGCCTCGGCGTCTGTTGTCCCGGCGCTTGGCGCATCCGACGAAGGGACTGCCGCGCTGTCCCGTGAAAATTTTGAAAAACTCTCCCACTCCGACCGAGCCGCGTTCTTCCAAAAGGGCGGGCGTCTTGAGGACTAAGAGCCAACAAACAAAAACACAATCATGCCTAATACACTGACCCTAACGTCACTCGCGCCGAGCATTTACAAAGCGCGGGATATTGTGGCTCGCGAGCTTACCGGAGCCGTCACCTCTGTCACCATCAACCGCGACGGTTCCACGACCGCTGCTTATGGCGACAAAATTCAGTCCTTTGCCACCGCCGCGCCTACGCTGAACACCAGCTACACGCCCGCGATGACCATCCCGGATGGCGACGATCAGACCGTTGCCGCTGACGATTTTACCCTTAACAAAATCGCCAACGTCCGCATCCCCCTGACCGGGGAAACCGCCCGCAAGCTGGACAACAGCTTCGGCATGGAAGTTGTTCTTTCCGATATGTTCACGCAGGCGATCCGCCGCGTGGTCAATGCGATTGAAAGCGAAGTTGTTTCGACGATCTACAAAGCAAGCTCGCGGGGCGTCAAAGTCTCCAGCGGCTCCACCTTTGATTCGACCAACAAGTTCAGCATCCTCGCCCGCGCCCGTCAGGTCTTGGCCGACAACGGTTGCCCGCTTAACGACGGACAGCTTTCGGTCATCCTTGATTCCGCTAACGGCGCTGCGCTTCGCCAGTTGTCCGAGCTTTACAAGGTCAACGAAAGCGGCAGCAGCGATCTGCTTCGCCAAGGCGAATTGCTTAACCTCTTGGGCTTCTCGCTCAAGGAGTCCGCTGGCGTTCCGCTTCACACCAAGGGCACCCTCGCTGGTTCCCCGACGATCACCAATGCAAACTTCGCTGTCGGCGCTACTTCACTGACTCTTAGCTCGGCTGGCACTGGCACGATTGTCGAAGGTGACGCCCTCAACATTGCCAACGACTCAAACAACATCTACATCGTCAAGACTGGCGACGCCGATGTTTCTGGCGGCGGCACGGTTGTCCTCAATGCCCCCGGTCTTCGCAAGGCGACCGGAGCAAGCACCCGCGCTCTCACCTTGGAGTCCAACTACACCCCGCTTGTGGCATTCCACAGGCAGGCGGCTGAACTCGCCATGCGCGCCCCCGCGCAGCCTTACGGCGGCGATGCAGCAGTTGACCGCATCACCTTGAGCGATGACCGCACCGGACTGACCTTCGAAGTCGCCCAATACAAGGGCTACGGAATGGCGATGTTCGATGTGACCGCCTTCTACGGCGTCAAGGTCTGGAAGAGCGACTTCGTCTCGACCATCATCGCCTAAGTCTGTTCTGTCCGTGTTGTTCACATAACTGCGTGGCCCCGGTTGTTAATTCAGCCGGGGCCATTCTGTTTTGACAGTCTGCGATTGGTCATGGACGCCACCTCCGTCGCCGCCTTTGCCCGTCAAGCTGCCGCGCAGATGAAATCCGCTTTCGGCACGACCGTAACCTTTGGCGAAGCGTGGAACGGAGCCCCCCGCAATTTCACCTGTGCCGTCTCGACAGGCACGCCCGAACTGAACCTTGAGTCGGGCGGATTCCAAAGCCCCGTTGATTTCGTGGTGCGCGTGACGAAGACCGATATGCCCGAAGCGCCCGCCCTCAAAAGCGCGGTCAAGATCCAAGGCAAAACCTATCGCGTCCTTTCCGTTCGCTTTAACTACTCCCCGCTCGCGCAGGAATGGATCGTGGAGGTTGGCAACCCGTGAACCCGCTTGAAGTAGAAAAGGGCGTAGCGGCCTACCTGCGCGCATTAAACAACCTTCCCGCAGGCACACAGGTTCACGAATCGGTCACTGCCGCCGACTTGGACTTTGAGAAGCAGGCCGTAGTGGTCGAGGTCAGCGATGCCGAGCACCGGGGGCCGGGCGCGTTCTTGGTCAATCTCACTGTCAGCCTTCGCTCGCCCTCAATGGCTGTCAGCCTGTCCGACCACAGCAGTCTTTTCACCACACTCGTTACCGCCATCGAGGCGCAAAACTCCTTCCGCACGGCCTTTGATGCCGCCGCGTCAGGCGTGGATTTTGCAGGCAGCTACATCACCAGCGTGCCGGGGCCAGATTTTCAAGACAGGGCATGGGTCAACACTTTGCAAGTCGCGCTCGGCGTGACCGTTTGACAACTGCGCGCAGCGTATGAGCGAAGCCGCCAAAGAGCAGCCCAAAGCCGCCCCCGCCGTTGCTGGCCCTCGTGGCGCAGCCGTCGAAGCGCGCCTTGCCAAAAAGTCCGCCAAATAAAACGCCATGCCTTCCATCGGAATTACCAGCACAGACATTGCCGAGCCGTCGAACTCCACCACAGAGGAGTTCACGACCGACAGCACGGTTGAAGTCGCCACAATCCGCGACAAGACGGGCGTAACTAAGCACGTTCAAAAACTGAAATATTCCACGACCAACTTCACCCGGCGCGGGCGCGGGGTTGGCGACTTGGCTGGAGTAGCCGCAGGAGCCATTTCCGAAGGAACCGCAAAAATCATTTCCGTTTCCAACACCCAGACCGCCGACGATTTCCCGTCCTACGAAATCAGCGGCGTTCGCAAAGACGATCTCTAAATCATGCCTTCCACCGTTGCAGATATCGGCGTCACCGCTTACAGCGAAAACCTGACGCAATCCGTGCAGATCACCAAGTCTGTCGAAGAGCTTCACATTGCCGAAAAAGACGGCACCTACGGCCAAGGCAAAGCCTTTGACCCGACCTTTGAAGTGCAAGTCAGCGGACGCGGCGACTTTCCGACACTCGATGTCGGCGGCACGGCCACGATCACAGGCGTCAGTGGCGGGGCTTCCGTTGTCACGAACATTTCGATCACCGAGCGCAACGAGGACTACCCTGATTGGTCGTTCACAATGCGTAACTGGCCGGGTGCCACGCTGGGCTAAGTAGCTCATGCAAGTCCGAGTGGTTAAGTCGAGGGACGATCAGCCCCTCGCTTCGATAGAAGGCGCATCCGCCGTCGCGGCCATGACTGCTGGCTATCGTCTGGTAGACGGCAAACAGGTCAAAAACTTTGAAGATTACATCGAGGACACGGTAGACGGGACAATGATCCGCGAGACGGTGTGGGTCTTTGATGATTCAACCACCGCCGACTTTGGCGACGAGCGTCTGCCGCTGGAAGCATTCCTCATACGCTTCCGCGATTTGGAGTGGTGCAAGGCCAACCCGGCGCACCCCATTGCCTACCTGCGCCACGCGCACGAGAACCTTTCCAAGTTCCGCGACCACTTCCGCAAGCACCGCCCGATGATCCTGCTTCGCAAGGGTCAACGCACGCTAAAGATCCGCCCCGATTTGACTACCGAGGAAAAAGCAAAATGGCTCAAACTACTCTAACCGAAGAAGCGTTTTTAGAACCCTCGCTCAAGCAGATTGGCGATTTCAAGCTGCGGCCTTTCACCCTTGGCAGCGTGACGCTTTGCAAACGGCTCGGCCTGTCGCAGTTCACGGGCGAGAAGTCCGACGAGCCGATGGATCAAGTCGAGCAGCTACGCCAAGTGGCGGGCTTCCTTTTCATCCACTGCGAACCCGTTGAGAAAGTGCTGCGCGCCGTCCGCGACAAGCAGAACCTTGAGGACGAACTGCTTCGCTACCAGTTGCAGATCCCGCTTTCTATCGTGCCGCAAGTGATGGACGAGATTCAGCGAGTGGGCGACATGACGGGCGCGGCCTCCGTGGAGATTGTCGAAAAGCCTGCCGCACCGGGCGCATCCCAAGCCTCGCCACCGGGAAACTGACAGAGCCAGCGTGGATTGCGACCTTCGCTTTCACGCTGGCGCGAGAAACAGGCTGGCCCGAACACTACATCATTTGGGAACTGCCGCTCGCCCGACTCTTGCAATATCAGCACTGCGCCTTACGCGCTAATGACGTGTGGACAGTGCCGCCCGGCCCGCCGACAGGCGAGACGGTGGACGCCTTTGAGCGCATGGCGGCTTTGACAGAGAGGTTTTCAGCAGAGTAATGGGACGCCGCGCCAAAAGTGTTACGATTGATTCTGCCGAGTTCGACAAGGCAATGCAGAGCTATATTGCCACGAGCAAGCGCACGACCAAGGAACTGCTAAACGAGCAGGGGAAGATCATCATTGTCGAAGCCGCGAAGATTACTCCCCCAAACAAGGGCGCGAAGTGGAATAAAAAAGGCGGCGAAATTGCCGTCACAAACGACATCAACAAAATCCTCATCGGCCTTGCGCCGGGGCTTTACGAGCAATTTGTCGAAATCTTCGGCGGCTCCATTAATCGCCGCGAACTTCGCCGCAAAGACGGGACTGTCTATGTGTCCGACAATGACGTTGCCGTCAGCAACCTTGCCCAATGGCACCGCAGCCAGAGGACTCGCAACGGACGAGTGACCAGCGCAGGGCAGACGGGCGACCGCAACACGGGCCGTTCCAAGTCCTACAATCGAGGCATTACGACCGAGGCCAAGAAAGCCGCTTACATTAAGAAGGCAATCAAGCTGGTCGGCAAGCAAGCCGCAGGCTGGAAAGCCGCCGCCGTCAAACTTGGGGCCAAGCTGCCCGCATGGATCACGCGCCACGACCGCGCTGGCTACATCAACTACAAGCAGCAGGGAAGCCGTGGCGTCCTTGAGCTTGCCAATGCCGGGGTCTATGCCCGCGCACGGGGCAGTATCGAGCGCCGTCTAAAAGCCGTTCTGGCAAAACGCACGGGAGCCATTACCCGCCGCGTTCAATACTACCTCAAACAAAATGCCAAGGCTTCGGGCTTTGGCGTCCGCTAATTATGGCCGCAACCGTAACAGCCAGACTCGCGCTTGATTCCTCCGGGTTTACCGCAGGACTCACAAGGGCACAGGCCGCACTTGGCAAGCTGTCCGCTGTTGGTGTGCCCGTCATGGCCGCAGGATTCGCGGCAGCAGCCGCCGCCGCAGGAGCCTTGGCCGTGGGGATCAAGAAGGCCGTGGACATCGGCGGGGCGCTTTCCGAGCTATCAGCCCGAACAGGCGTTGCCGCTGGCGAGCTTCGCGTGCTTCAGATGGCTTTTATGCGCGCAGGAATGAGCGCCGAACAAGTTGGCCCCTCAGTCAACCGAATGCAGCGCGCTATTTTTGAGGCGTCCACAGGGTCAAAAGAAGCGCAAAAATCATTCACAAATATTGGTCTGTCTTTGGAGGCACTCCGAAGCCTTTCACCAGAAGAGCAATTCAAAGCCATTGGTCAGGCTATTGGAGGACTTAAAGATCCAGCAGCGCAAACCGCCGCAACCATGCAAATCTTTGGCAGAGGAGCGGGGAACTTGCTTGCGCTCTTCAAAGACTCGGGCGCGCTCGGTGACGCGGCTCGCGCCATTGGGCTTCAAGCTGAACTGCTATCAAAGAATGCTGTTCAGTTTGATAGGGCTTCGGATATTTTAAACACCAGCGGGGCGAAGCTTGAGGGCTTTTTCGTTGGCGTTGCCGACGAACTTGTTCCAGCGTTACTGCCACTTTTGGAAAATGCAGACGCCCTTGACCTATCCAAAGCGGGTCAGTCTTTTGGAAAAGAAATAGGCTTGGCCGTTTCTTTTTTAACCTCTGGAGAAATTGGCAATGTGCTGACTGCTCAGTTCAAATTGGCAGGCGCTAATTTTGTAAACGAACTTTCCAAAGGCGTCGCTTTCATAACTGCATTCATGCAGCAAAGATTTACGGACATTCCATCAGATTTTGTCACAATTCTTTCTTCAGTTACCAAACCAGACTTTTGGCGCGGCCTTGGCAATGGATTGCTGGCAGTGGTTCAAAAAATAGCAGCAGCCCTTCAAAATTCTGTTGCCGATGTCTTACAAAAACTCAGCACCGTTCCATTTCTTTCAAGCATGGGCGCTCCAGTTGGCGACCTCAGACGAGCAGCAGGAATAGCGCAAACAGAATCCGACGCCAATTTTGCAAGGGCCAATGACGCAATAGCAAATCCGCTAAAAAACGTCAGAGACAGGATTGCCGATTCGTTCAACAAAGCAGCGGCGGCGGGCGCTCTTGCAATAGAAAACGCGGGAGAAAGTATTGACACAACCCAACTCGTAGCGGCACGCGATCAACTGCTTGAGTCCGTAAAGGCGCAGTTTGAATCCAATCAGGCCGCAGTCCGCGCCCGCTTTGAAGCCAGCAAAACCATGATCCCCGGCATGGACGAAGAAGGCGGGATGCAGCGCGGCACCAACGCAGGGGTCATTGCCCAATCGCTGCAAAAGGTCGGCGGCGGTGCAGCCTTCGCCCGATTCTCCGACGCGGCCAACCCCGCCGCGCAGCAGCTACGCGAGCAGCAAAAGGCCAACGGATTCCTCGCCCGCATCGAACAAAAACTGACGCCGCAAATGGCGCTCATGCCCGCTTAACCTATGGCCTCATTTCAAACAGCAGGATACCGCAGCACCATCACGCCCGAAGGGCGGAAGATCGTGCAAATCCCCGTCAGCGTTACCGATGACTCAGCGCCGTCCGCACCAGCCGCGCCGAGCGGGATGCGCCTCGTCAGCAACGAATACACGATTCGACCAGATGGCGGGCGCGATTACGTTTACACCTACGAGAGCGCGGGCAGCGCCCCCGGTGACGCACAGATCCAGATTAACGGCCAAGCCGCGCAGGAACCCATCGAGACGCACCCGGCGTTTAACGGACAGCAAAACAACGGCACGGTTAGTGATGCAGATTTGGCCGCGATTAAAGCGTCCCTTAACAGTGGGCAAGCCCCAGAGCTTACAGGCACGGGGCTAAATTTAACAGCCGCTCAAAATCTTTACAACCTCATGCTGAAAGGGGTGACGCATTATTTTACGCCAAGCGGCATTACTTACTCCGAGACGTTTGACGAAACGCTCAAGCCAAACTTAAGCGAGCTTTGCACGGTTGACCGCCCCCCTCCAGATGCCCCGACAGTTCGTGCTGGTTCAAATTGGTTGCTAATAGGAATCCGCGCCCAAAAACTTTATCAACCCGACGCAACAAATAGCTTTTGGCGCGTGACCCGCGAATGGCTTGCCAGCGGCCCGCGAGGCTGGAACGCCGACTTCGACATTTACAAATAACGCGCCATGCGTAACGGCATCCAAGAGTTTAGGCCGCGCCAGCCTCTCGATCGCCAATTAGGCGCGACCACGCTTAACCAAATCCTGCGCGAACTGGAGAGCCTGCGAATCACCCGCGTAGTCAACGGCACCTTTCGCAAGCTGCCGGGCGGAACCGAAATTACGGTAGCCCCCGGCGCAGGCGGCACCCCAATCACTCGCCAGCCGTGGGACTTAATCGCCAGCGTTGATCCCGCCGCCGACCCCAAAAACACAAACCCGCCCTATTTTGTTCGCGTAAGGCCCGGAACCCTCAACGGCATCCTCCCGTCTAATTGGGACAAAGAATTTAAGTGCGCTGGCAAAGGTCTACATTACGCCAAGGCCGTCATCGCGACAGACGGCGAGGTCGTTACGGGCGTTACTATCGCCATCGACACGACGGCGCCCGCATCGCAAGAGCCGCAGGAGTTTGCCATTGCCAGAAAGGTTGAATATCTTTTCGGGCTGTTTGCCGAGGGGGCGGTTTATCGGCCTATTGGTGCGGGACATATTACGCTGGCCCCCCGCGTTTGGCTTACAACAAGCGCCGACCCGGCAGCTTCTCCGGGCGAATCACCTTTCGATATATACTACAATTTGATGCCATGATAAGTTGGACGATCCCCGGTTCGGTGGCGGGACTAACAGGCAGCAGCAGCTATTCGTCATCAAGCGGCGCATCTTCCAGTTACTCAGGCAATACAAATGTGTCTGATTTGAGTTTGGCGCAAAGTGCCAGCGGCACAACTACCGCGTATTCTGAAGGCAGCACGGAATACTTTGCTGGTTCAACATCGAAAACCAAAGTTTACAACTCGTATAGCCAATCAGGAACTTATCAGGCGGGCATTACGTTCACTGACAGCACAGAAGGGGAAAGCGGTTTAGAGGAGCGCACTCAAACCGCGTCGGATGGAGAAAGTTTTTCAACCTCCTATTTAACAAGCGGAGAGACAACATCAGAAATTACAGCTTACGGCGCCAGCAGCGCAACCAGCACTTACGAGTCTGTCTTTTATCAAACAGCAACCGGCGAGGCATATTACTACCCGTGGACGACATCTTCCCAAGGCGGCACAAGTGCCAACTCAGACGCGCCTGTGTTTTTTCAGGCCGAGGAGGCCGCAACAACCACGACCATTGTGCAAGAATACGCGACGCGGCGAGGCACCGAGACGTATACTGAGCTTTTAGACCAAGTCGTAACATTAAGCGGACTGCCTAATACCGTGGTGCAAGCAGACCCCGGCGAGATTCTTTATTTGATTCGGAAAATGCCACAAGAATGGAATGGCTATTCAGCGGCCACCGATGTGGCCGAATCGGGCGCGCGATTCACGCTTTCACCCAAGGTGAGCAGTTTTGCCAGGATCTCGATTGCTCAAACGGCGACAACATCGTCAGTGCAATCACCAAGTTTTTCAACTGGCGTAAGTTACTTGGTGGTCACGGCGAGTCAGAACACTATTACTGTTGCGAGCTATGACTCTTTCCCACCAAGAACGGAAACCCGAACAAACAATTCATTCAGCCTGCGATCTTCTTCTGCCAGCCTCTCGATTAGTTCGCAGGAATTAATTTATGGAAGCGGAAACACAACCATCAACCAAACGGACTATTTTACCGTGCCAACCACGGCGCGGCGACAAACTCAAAATGAAACCTATCGTGGCCTGACGCAAACAACCCATTCGCTGCTGGTGCCACGAGTCATTGAAGCGGCGGTGACGCTTCAAAGTTCAACGTCGGGTTCCACCAGTTACATTGTAGGAATCAGCTATGTCCCCGCAGAGCAAGTCGAAGGCAGTTCGTTTGGATCAACTATCCACGCCGAAGGAAATACAACAGTTAGCGTGCCGCGAGCCTCGCTTGGCAGTGGTGGCGCTTTCGGTCGCACAAAATACTGCACAACTGGCGCTGTAATCGGATCGCAAACGGGTGGGTGGATAACCGCAAACGCAAGCTCACAGGGGTTTCCTTTTGAGCTTTATGCACTCGATGGAGCGGGGCGAAATGGCAACACCGTGTTTCCAGACACCAACGAAAGACAAACCGTAAGCAGCAACTCTATCACATGGACGACCAGCACCGCAGCCTTAAGCGGAACAGGAACGCAAAGAACAACAACAAGCGCGGAGTTTGGAATTAGCGGGACTCCAACTACAATCCAAGACGCTGCCCCGCTTTCTATTTTTAGAGGATATCCCGGCGTTGGACAGACGATTGTTGAGCGACCGGGCCAAGGTGTCTACAAGGATCAAGTCGGCGGTTCTGCGTCAACATTCTCGGACGGAGATGTTTCGATAACGGCTGGGCAATCAAGTGTTATCAAAAAGTGGTTTCCGATCCGTCATATCGGCCCTCTGTCGCTCGGCCCGAACCTTAATCCTGTAGTATGGTCGGAGTATCGCAACAGCAACTCCCTTCCGCCTAACACGCCATTCGCTTGACACCCTCCGCGCAGCCGAGTGCTGGCTATAGCGACATACGCGACCAAGAGCTATTTCTATTGCTGGCCGCAGTTCCTGAGACGGATCGCCGCCGCAGCCGGGCACCACGCCGAGGCGCATTTCATTCTGGCAACTGACCAGAGCGAGGAGGCCAAGCAAGCCATCGAGGCAGCGCGCCACGAACTCCCCGAAGGTTGGCGCATCCAAGCGGTGCAGCTTCCGCTCGATGACGGCGGGGCCGAGGGCAAGGACTACCAAGTAGAGGCGCAAATGCGGATTGCCGCGTTGCAGGGAGCCGCGTTTGCTGCTGCCCGCAAGATCCGAGCCTCGATGTTGTGGTCGGTGGAGGCCGACAACCTTGTCCCGGCAGACGCGCTCCGGGTGGCCGAGTGGGCTCTGCAAATGCCGCAGGCGGATGGGTCAAACTTTTACGATGTTGCCGCCGTGACCTACCCGAACGGCCTTTTTCTTGGGGGCAACGGGACGCCGCAGAATCCCATTGCCGAGGACTTTAACGAGAAGGAGCGCAAGCTACCGCCGCGCCTTGTCCGCGCCTTGGAGGTCTGCCGCGAAAGGCTCAAGGCCGAGCCGACCAGCGAGAAGGAGGGCAAGCGCCTTGGCCGACTCCACGAGCGGGTGAAGCGTTGCCCGCCAGACGGCAATGTTTTTGAAGTAAACGGCAAGCACGGATGGCGCAGACGCGGCTGGATGGACTTCGCGTTCCCCGGAATCGGCAAGGGGGCCATCGTGCCGAGCGATTGGTGCGGCCTTGGCTGCACGCTCATGTCGGCCAAGGCGTTGGCACTGGCAGAGTTTAGCGGCTACGACGGCAAGGGCACACAAGACCTGTTTCTTTGCTGGCACCGCTGGCACCCGGCGGAGCTTCGGATTGCCTGCATCGCGCATTGTGCCGCCGACCATGTGAAGCGCGACAAAGACGGCAAGATCATCCACCACCGGGCGTATCACCAAACCGAGGGGGAATACCGGGGCCACCTTCGCGTTCGCCAGCAGGCATGGATGCCTTGCTGATTATTTGACACGTCGCGCCAGTTTAACAACCAACTAAAACTATGTCCGCTCTATCTTCCTATCTCGAAAACAAACTCAACGATCACGTTCTTGGCGGCTCCGACTTTACCCGCCCGGCAAACGTGCATTTTGCCCTGTTCACAGCCGCGCCAACCGAAAGCGGCGGCGGAACAGAATGCAGCGGCGGCAGCTACGCCCGCGTGAGCGTGACCAACAACTCGACCAACTTCCCGGCCAGCGTGTCCGGGGTCAAAGCCAACGGCGGCACCATCACTTTCCCGACAGCCTCGGCGAACTGGGGCACGGTGACGGCTTTTGGCGTTTTCGACGCTTCCAGCGGCGGCAATTTGCTTTATTTCGGCAACTTGAGCGCGAGTCGCAGCGTGACCAGCGGCGACACCGCCCGCTTCGCGGCTGGCGATTTCACGATCACGTTTGAGTAAGGGGCATCATGGCACCCCACAGGGGTCACTTTTTAAGCCATGAACCTTTTTCTGCCAGCTGGCTATAATCTGGGCCTTCCTCTTTTGGGCGTTCCAGAGTCGGCGCTGCCCGGCCCGTATAATGATGACGGAGATTATTTAACATCAACGTCAGCGCGGGACGGCTTTCGGTGGTATCAAACGGGCTTCAAAACACCACAATGGTTTCGGAACACGCAAAAAGGACTTGCTCCTTTAAGCATTCCCAGAACTCCGTCAATTGAAGTAACTGCTTACTTTGGAATCACTAATTTTTTTCTGCGGACTATTTGGGGTGCGGGCACGGTTATGGCGGCGGACATTGAGGAGCGAATCGCCCTTGCCAATGGAGTGCTTCGATTTTCCGTTCTTGGCGACAATGGACAAATATTAAGTTACGCCGAAGCGCCGTTTTCGCGCAACGCATTCAAAGTAACATTTTCTCTGACAGACGTTGGGGCTAATTACACCGGGAGCGTCAACATCGCTTTTCAATATGAGTATGTGTCGGAGTCCAAACTTCCGTTTGGCCCGTGCGAAGTTGCTACTCCGTCAGCGATACGAGAAATCACGCTGGTCGAGCCAAACGTGTCGTTGGATGCCAAAACGGCGTTCAACGGATCATATTTTGGCCCCGAAGCGGTGGTGTCGGCGACCGCGAGCCTAACAGAATCAGAAGTGATTGGATTGGTGGGAAACATCCAGCAAACATCTTCCACCTTTGGAAACGTAGAAATTGACGAGCAGTTAAATTTGAGGTGCTCGGTGAGGACAGGAAGCTCTGCCTCGGCCACGTTGCTCGGCCCGGTTGTTCTTCAAGCGACCGCCAACGCAACCGCCAGCGCCAGCGCAACCACCAACGCCACGATTGGGCTTGTGGCAAACGCCGCGCCCCGCGCAAGCATTCGCGCCATCCCCTACATCGGCACGACTATTTTCATGCGAGCTTCCGCAACGGCAACCGCAACGGCAAGCCAGACCCAAACCTTAATCGTCAGCACCCGCGTAAGCGGCATGACAATCTACGTTGATCTGGAATCGCGGGCCTTTGTTGTTAGTCCCGTGCTGCTCCAGCCAGTGCAAACCATGTTTTTCACACGCCGCGACATCGAAGCTGTCGATGTGAAATTCGTGAAAAATGGCGTGGTGGTGCCGCTGTCGTTCGGGTCAGACGGCACTTTAGCTATCAAAAACAGCTTCACCGGAGCGGCCCTGGCTATTGACAGCGGCTGGGGGCAAAAAGACAGCACCTACAAGTTCGCCCTAAATCTAAACACGGAAGCAGTCAACGACCTATTCAGCGACGAAACGCTCAAGTCTGCAACGGCAAACGTAGAACTGGAATGGACGGAGGGCGGCACAATTAACACCACACTTCCCACTACCGCGATTGTTTACAACGACTACATCCGTGGCGATGAAGGCGAGGAGCTTGTCTACACAAGCACCCGTCGCCTCATGTCGCCCAACGGAACGCAATTCAACTTGTCTGTGGACAACAACGGCATTTTGCAAACTGACCTTGTAGCATGAGAAAAACAATCCTCACTCTCCTCCTCGCCACCCTCTGCGCGGCCACCAGCTACGCGCAGACCATCAAAACGCTTGGTTACAATACAAATGGTGCCGTGATTTACAACGGAACAAATGCACTGTCGTTTACCAGCCCGATTGTTTTAAGCGGTGGAGCGACAAATCGACAGCCGCAACTACTGTGGCAGACCGATGACGGCATTGGCAATGGCGGCTTATTTGTGCAAGGCAGAAGGTTTGCCACAAACTTGTGGAACAGTCCGACTAACGCACACACCAACTGGAGTGTGTTTTATATTGGTCAGAACTTAATGACCAACTATGGCGGTGGAGTCACCTTAAAAAACACAAATGTGGGGGCTGCGTTTCTTACGATTGAAAATGAATACAACTGGGACGGCAATCCATCCGACCCTGTGACTGAAATTTATTTTGATGTCATTGCTCGCGGCAGTTCTTCCAGATCAAGGCCCATTGGAATTGTGACATCCCAAACCAACGCAAATGATGGGCTTGTTTCTTTAAGCCATGCCACAGTTATCGAGCCTGCTGGAAAACAACTGCGCAACACCGGATTCGCTACATTGCCAACATTATCTATAGTGCAAAATAATCCAACCGCAGGCGCTGGGCCTCATATTGAAGTAAAAAATGCGTCCACAAACAACACGGACACACGCATATATATTAATCAAAACAACAACATTGGCGTCTGGTTGGTAAACACAAGCGGAATGCAGCTTTGGCGCAATCTTGAGTCTTTTTTAGCACTGAGAACATCGACCAATGGCGTTATGATTGGGGGCAACTCTCAAACAGAAATTGCAAGCAGGGTGCATCTTGGGGGTAACGCTCGCATCGACGGAGCCATTGCCTTCGACAACACCACTAACGCCGCCACCACCCGCACCAACCTCGGCCTCGGCCTGCCCGCCCTCACCAACACAAACAACGTCACGATGATGCGGGCGCTGGCGGGGAGCACCAATACCAACCAGCCATATAGCGGAACGATTAGTATAGAGTTTGACGGCAACCCTCCAATCGCGGTCGTGGTTTCAAATGGCATCATCTTGGAAGTAGGCACTTACTAATGAGCCTCCACGACCCAATCGACTTCCTTTCGCGTCCGCTTATCGGCGTCTCGACTTCGCTCGGCAGCGTGATCGTTAGCCTGCTGCCGCACCTTGAGACTGCCGCACGCTTAGGAGTGCTTGGGCTCGGACTCATAGCGGGACTGCTGACGGTTCGCAAGGCATGGAGGGATCGGAACAAATGAGTGCCTGCAATTCCTCTCAAGCCGATCTTTGCTGGACACGCGGCGACTCCGGGCGGCTCGATGTCTCGGTCAAAGACGCGGACGGCACGGCCTACAATCTCACGGGCAGCACGCTTTTCTTAACGGTGAAGTCCGCGTTGACCGATGCCGATTCTGCCGCCGTCATTCGCAAGGAAGTCACCTCGCACAGCAACGCAGCGGGTGGGATTTCCCACTTCGATCTCCTCACCACGGACAACGCCACCGCAGGGACGCGCTATTACGATGTCCAAGTAAAGGACTCGACCAACAAAATCTACACGCTTTTCGGCGGCTTGTGGAAAGTCCTCTCCGACGTAACCACCCGCACCGCACCGCTCTAACATGGCCGCTTACCACAAAGTTGAAGTGTCTCTGAACACCAACGCGGTCGAGGTGGGCATCCCGTCGCCGCAGACTGTGAACGTGGTAGTGCCGACCATCGGCCCGGCTGGGCCTGTCGGCAGCGTTGGCCCCGTTGGCCCAACTGGCCCCCAAGGCGTGCCAGGCACAGGGCTGGAAGTCCTGACAACGCAGGGCGATATCCTTTACCAAGGCGCGTCTACCGGGCAGCGCCTCGGCATCGGCACAGCAGGCCAAATCCTAAAGGTCAACTCTGGCGGCACAGCCCCTGAATGGGGCGCGGAGTCGGGGGCCGTGACCAGCGTCAATGGAGCCACCGGGGCTGTAACCATTCCAACTTACGAAAACATGGGGCCGGGACTTGTCCCCAATGCCATTGGTAGTGCCGCAGGTAGATTTTTGCGCGGTGACTCAACTTGGACTTACCCACTTGTGGGAGAAGTTACGGGACTTTCAGACGCACTCGCGGCCAAGCAAAACACAGGCGACTATGTAACACCGACTCGCATTGAGACGGACTATTTTGATCGCGGCGGAGATAACGCCGCTACTCGCTCTGGCACTGGCGGTCAAAAACGCTACCAGATCGTTTTATCAAACGACACGCGACTCGCGGACGCACGACAGATGCTATGGTCGAGCCCGCCGCCCACTTCTCCGACCAACAACACCAGCGGCAGGGCGCTGGGCTCTATGTCTTATGACGGAAGCTATCTTTACATCTTAGTGCAAGAGGTTGGCGGGCAGTCCGCCCGATGGGCGCGCACACCAATGGCGGTCAACTGGTAATTTCTCATGGCACTCAACGACATCAAAGTTCCCAAAGAAAACGCGCAAGGCACGTTTGACGAAATCGCCTTGGCCGCGTCCGACCTCAAACTCGGCACCACCGCCAACCTCCCGCTCAAAACAGGCACAAACGGCGTAGTCGAGGCGGGTTCTTTCGGCACGGCGGCAGGGAGCTTTTGCGAGGGGAACGATGCGCGGCTTTCGGATGACCGCGACCCGAATCTTCATGCTGCAAGTCACCTCCCCGAAGGCGCGGATGAGATTTTTGATCAGTCGTTGAATACGGATGACTCTCCACAGTTTGTAGGAGCAACATTTGGTTCGATAGGCGATGGCTGGGAAATTACTAGCGGCGGACTCCAGCATTCTAGCGGTTTTGCTATTGACGCCGAAGCTGGCGTCATTGTTGGAACAACAGGCAACCCCATAGGACTTGGAAGCGCACTTAGTTTTGTCGGCGTGACCAGCGCGGCAACAGACGCATCTACCACCCGCACCAACCTCGGCGCAGCCGCCTCTGGTTCAATAACCACATCGGGCCTAACCCAAGCCACCGCAAGAATTTTGGGAAGGACAACGGCCAGCACAGGGGCGGTGGAGGAAATCCAAATCGGCTCGGGCCTTTCGTTGGCGGGGGGGGAGCTTTCTTCCACAGTCAGCGCGGGCATCCCTGCAACCCTCCTCGATGCCAAAGGCGACCTCATCGTGGCCTCGGCAGCGGATACGGCGGCACGGCTGGCAGTCGGAGGCACCAACGGCCATGTGCTGACAGTCGATTCGGCTGAGACTTTGGGAGTGAAGTGGGCGGCGGCGGCTGGAGGCATCGGCGGCGGCACAGGCTCCACCGACAATTCTATTTTGCGGAGTGACGGCACGGGGGGCAGCACGTTGCAGGCCAGCGGCCTCGTCATCGAAGACGCAGTGACCGCCTTCACCAGCGTCACAGGCGATGCTGGCACCGACATTATCACGGCCACAGGCTCGGCCTTCGCCAACGGCCAGCGGGTGCGCTTTACGGCCTTGACTGGCGGCAGTGGCCTTAACACCACGACGAACTACTTCGTCATCAACGCCAGCGGAGCGACCTTCCAGTTGTCCACCACGGACGGCGGCTCGGCCTCGCTTTTCACGACCAACATCACGGGGGCAACCCTGCTCACGGGCCATGCCGTGCAGACATTGGTGCGCGTGTCCAATGTCGCCAGCGATACCAACTCGGCGCTGGTGGTAAGCCCTAAAGGCACTGGCGCGTTTATGCTGGGGCCGCAGCCAGACGGAAGCGCCACGGGCGGCAATGCCAGAGGCGCGCAATCGGTTGATTTGCAGATGAATCGCTCGTCGGCAACGCAAGTTGCTTCGGGTGAATACTCATTTGCCGTGGGCCGCACCTCTACGGCAAGTAATACGGATTCGATTGCGATGGGACTTAATGCGACTTCATCAGCATTTGGGAGTGTGGCTATTGGCCGTAACAACTTGGCCTCATCGAATGACTACGCAAGTTGTATCGGCGGTGCGTTCAATACGGCATCTGGCGAGTCGGCAATCTGCATTGGGGGAAGAAGCACCACTGCGTCTTCAGCCTATTCATCTGCGCTCGGTATTCGCGCTGTTGCCAACAGATACGCACTATTGGCGCACTCTGCTGGCTTTTTTGCCGCAGACGGAGACGCGCAATCCATCCGCGCCGTCCTTCGCTGCAAAACAACCAACGCAACCGCAACAGAGTTGTTTTTAGACGGATCAGCCACACGCCTCACCATCCCATCGGGCAAGGTGATGAGCGGCATCATCAACATAACTGGCGTAAAATCGGACGGCGCTACGGTTGCTCATTACATCCGCCGCTTTTCGGTCAAGAACGTGGCAGGGACTTCCAGTGCGGTCTACACCGCCGAAACAATCGGCACTGATGTCGCGGCAGGCACTTCGATTACATTTAACAACCCTGACACCAACGATGCCCTGTCGATTTCCGTAACTGGAATCGCATCGGAAACATGGCGCTGGGTCGCCAGCGTGGACGCCGTAGAGGTCGCTTTCGGAACATAGACAATATGGAACCAAACCAAATGATTACAGTCGGCCTTGTGCCGAGCCAGCAACTCGTCAGTTTGCTTACGGATGACGAAGGCAACTGGCGCGATGTGCCAGAGGGCCAGACCGTGGTGCCGCTGGTTAAAATCCCGAAGCCCGAACAAGGCGCGTGGGAGCCGAATGTTGTCTGGTTTGCTGATCGCGTCGAACGTCAGTGGGTTGCGGGAACGCCTGCGCCTGCGCCGACAATCACCGCCGAACAAGCCGTCAGCAAATACTTCTCGCCCTACCAGACGCTCGCCCTTCAGCGTTTTGAGATGGCCTTGCTCCAAGCGGGCAAACCCCTCGGCCCGAAGATGACCGCCGCGAAGCAGTGGCTGGAAGGCGTGATGCTTTCATGGGCCGCAGCCCCGACACCCGCACCAGCGGAGTCTTTCGGCCAGCCGCAGGCGACATTTGCGGAGGCGAGTGCGGAGGCTGTGGCTGACCTCGCCGGGTAGGCTTTGACACCCCTGCGGGGGCATGAACTACCTCGTTGCGCGACTCAAAGAGAAGTCCACTTATTCGGGCCTGTTGGCCCTGCTTTCTGCCCTCGGTCTGGCCGTTGATCCCGAACAGTTTTCGGCCATTGCCGCCGCCGTGATGGCTTTGGTGGGCGTCTTCGAGGTCTTTCGCCGGGAGTCCAAATAGTGCGCGCCTTCATCTTGGCGCTGGCCGCGCTGGCCCTCACGGGCTGCGCGGGGACCAAGTTCAACCTTGGCTACGACTTCAACGCGAAAAAGTTTTTTGCCGAGATCGAGCAGCCGTTAAGCGGCTACAAAAAGTGAGCCCGCTCAAATGGTTCAGTCACTTATTCGCGGGCTTGCGAAATGGCCCACCGTCGATCTCGCCGAACTCCTCCTCGCCATCAAAACCATCCTCGATAAGCGAGCCAAAGAAGCCGAGCGCGCCAGCAAAAAGCGCCCCAAGCACAAAGGCGAAAAGCCCTAAGTTTTACCCGGAAAAACTGCTCAACACGCCGAACGTGTCGCAGGGCAGGCGCATCAAGCCACGGGCTATCGTCCTACACCACACGAGCGGCACCTACGCTGGCTCTGTCGCATGGTGCATGAACCCGGCGAGCAGGGTCAGCTATCACTGCATCGTGGCAAAAGACGGCAGGCGCTCTACGCTTGCCGATCCCGACGAAAGAACATGGCACGCTGGGCGCAGCGAATGGCGCGGCAAGCGCGACTTGAATAGTTGGAGCATCGGCGCGGCTTTTGAAGGCGACACCTACAAGCGCCCGTTAAGCGAGGACGAGATGGCGTCAATGGCCGAATACCTTGAGCCGTTAATGAGGCGCTATCGGCTCACGCTGGATGACGTTACCGACCACCGCACCGTTTCGCCGGGGCGCAAAGACGATTTGAATCCGACGGAATTTGCGCGCTTCAAAGCATACCTTGGAAAGCGATTAACATGAAAGGAGGACAACCATGCACCGATCTACCGACAGCGGCCTTGTCTATGGCCCGTATGGCGGCGTTGGCTACGTCGAGCGGCACAAGCCGAATCGTCCTGCGGGACGGCTCTGCCTGTGGCGTTTGTTCAGACGTTTGCTGACGCTGATGGCCTAACTTTGGCGGGGTGCCGTAGAGAGCACCGTATGGTGTATCGAGTCGCGGCCCGATGCGGGTTCAATGCCCGACCCCGCCCCAAGGTTCCCGAAATTCATTTCGGAAAGCTGCGTTGTGTAAACCAAAACGGCTTTGAGTATCCACAACGTGTCGATGCCTTAAACACGGCTTAGACAACGTGTCGAAATTTCAGCGGGACGCAATCCAAAGAAATCCAAGGTTGGCCCCCGAATAGCCAAGGAAAATTGCGGCCATCGGCCAGTTTTTTTCCAAGGCAAAGCCCGCGCTGGTAGCGACATAGCACAAGGTGCAGATGAGCAAGGGCCAGAAGGTCATCGGTCTGCCCGGTGTCGGCCTATGCTGATCTTTCCGTTGCAAAAGTTTTTTGCGGCCCAGCGCGCAACGACAGACACGATGCGCTCGTGGTCGCGGATATGCGTTTCGTCCACGCATGGCATGGTCACATGGGCAATCTCGTGGGCAACAATGCCAAGCAAGTTCCCCGCAATAGCGGAGGGATGAAGAAACACTATGCGCTTTTTGAAATGGGCCATGCCTTCACACAATTCCTTGTCCGGGGGGCGCTGGATTTTGACCGTCCACCACACGCCATCGACCTTGAAGCGCATTGAGGGCGGGCGTTTCTTTTGCCTGCGTTGGCTCGTGGCGCGCTTTTTCATCGCGGCTTGTAGTGCGGAGTCGCCCGCGAAAAACTGCCCACGCTAACGCGAAATTTCTGAACCTCACATCGTCCAGCCGCTACGGCATCGGCGAGCAGGCGGGCCGTCGTTGGCCGCGTCTTGCCGAGCTTGTCGGCCAACGTCTTCGTGGTGAACCAGCCGGGCGGCACAACGTCCGTCACGGCGGGAGCCGCGAGGGCCGCACACCACGCGGCGAGATCGGGATCGAGGGAGGGGGGCAAATTGCCGCCCCCCTTTGTGGTTGAGAGCCGCGACTTCATAGCGGGAGCCTGTAATGGGGGGAAAGCGTGACGAGGTTAACCGTGCAGGCGTTGTCGCAGTATTCGCCATAGGCGAAGCCATGAGCCCATCCCAACGTGGCGCGGCGAGATTTTGCATACCCGACATTCAGATCAACGCCGCAGCCGATGTTGTAACCGACAACGGGGCGCTGCGTGCGTCCTGCTTCCATCGCTACGCGGTGCGTGTGTCCAAAAACACAATTCATTCCAAGGGTCTCAGCGTGATCTCTTGCCGCCGACTGCGAGAAGATGACGCCATGCAAAAACAAAGTGTCGCCAAGCTGAGTGCAGGCGCTCGGACGCAATCCATCGTAGGGAACCAGCTTCGCTTTCATTTCCCGCGCAGCGTCTTCAACCCGACCAAGGACTTGCCCAGCGGCGTAGCTGACTACCGCGTTGCCGCTATGCGCGAGGCCGCAAAGCCTGTCCTCGTGATTGCCGAAATGAATCGTGGTCGGCTCAAGCTCTCGTAGGAACGACAGCCCCGCGAGAAGATCGTCGGCCATACTTTCAGCGTGGTCAGGATCGTCAGAGTCGCGTCTTGCGCCCGCCCGGAGCGCGGCCATATCTACAAAATCCCCGAGGTGCAGGACGGTCTGCGGGGCGTAAGCCTTTCGGAAGGCGAGCATTGCCTTCGTCGCTCGCGGATCGGCAAGATGCCCGTGAGTGCAACTCACCGCCATCCATCGTTTCCAGCGTCTTGTTACTGCCGCCACAAAGGGCGGCGGGAGTGTCAAAACCTATGACAAATAGTAACCCAAAAGTAACCACTTCCCCATCGGCTCAATCCGTTACGCCGATTTCAGTTTCTACTGTCCGCGACGGACTCAAAATCCGTTTCCCGCAAGGGAGTGTGGGTTCGACCCCCTCCGCCGGTATTATTTAACCCCCTGTAAATCAGGGGGTTAAGTTTTTAGGAGGGCGGAAAGTAACCACATTGAAACCACTTTGTCGCGGCGGGTCTTTCGACGTAATCGAGGTAATGCGCTCGCACGGTTCCTTCTGAATTGCCCATCTCCAAGGCAACTTGCCCGACACTTTTCGTCACGGCGCAGCGGTAGGAGCCGTAACCATGCCGCAGCCCGTTTTTGACCCACTTGACCCCTTTTCGCTTTACGCGCTTTGCCAAGTTGTCGATCCGCACATCCTGCGGGCAAACGTGATCGTCGGGGGCAAAGTCCTTTGCCTTGCGGAACCAAGTCATCAGCGCGGGATGGATCGGCACAAGCCTGCGGCGTCCCGTGTTCTTCGCGTTCTCCGGTAGAACCTCAAGCAACTTCTTGCCGAGTTTCACTTCGCGCCACATCAACCTTTCCGCCTCGCAAGTCCGCAGCCCCGCTAACCCGCAAACGGCCAGCGGCAGACGCCATTCCGGGGCAACGGCGGCAAGCAAGGCGCGGAACTCGGCGGGGGAATAAATGGCAGGACGCTTTTTCGGGACGGGCAAGGCATGGGTGCGCTGCGGGGCGGTCATCGAATCGGGCAAGTAGGACTGCTTGCGCGCCCAAACAAACCACGAAACGAGCGTTGCCCGGACATTGTTGTATCGCCTCGGCCCAACCCCCAATGAGTCAAGGTGCAACTTGACTTGTGCGGCGGTCACATCGGCAATCGGGCCGGGGTGCTTGGCGGTAAAGTGGGCAAGGTCGCCCTCAATGGTGCGGGTCTGAACCTTTCGCTCGATGAGGTGACGCACGTAATTACGCGCAGCATCGGCGGTCGGCGGGCTATCGGCGCGTTGGCCTTTCCACGCAAGGAACTCGGAGAGCAGGGCGGGGTCAATGTTGCCTAACTGGCTGCGCCCGTCTCGCAGGAGGGCGAGTTGTTCGCGAGCCTTGGCCTTGGCCTTGGTCAAATCCTTCGCCGCATTAAGAACCCGCTTGCCACCACGGCGGGAGTGCCACCGCCACCGTCCGTCACCGGGAGACTGCCAAAGGCGGCAGGACATTCCGCCCACCTTGACCGTCTCGATATTCATTTTTTATTCATTGTTGCTTGCGGGGGGG